AGAACGTGGAGATCGTGGACATCACCAACGGCTACTACCAGAATGCCTTCATGGGTGGACGCCGTGTGAGCGGCATCGAGGGTGGAGGTAAGGCTGGTGACTGGGACCCGACCGACACCAAGAAGCTGAGCCCCGAGGAGCTGGCAGCCAGTTACGGCTGTGCGTACGGCTTCCTCAAGTCGAACAACGAACTGAAGCATCTGTTCGATGATGCAGTGGATGGGAGCTGGTCTCCCGACAAGTTCCAGGCCAAGCTGCGCGATACCAAGTGGTGGAAGAAGAACTCCGACACCATGCGCAAGGCAGCCATGGAGAAGTCCACCGACCCTGCGACGTGGGAGGCCAAGCTCAGTGCGGCCAAGGTTCAGGTCCAGCAGCTCGCAGCCACCATCGGAGCGTCGATCCCTGCGTCCAAGCTGGGCAAGATCGCAGAGCAGGTACTCAAGACCGGCCTCGATGAGGCCGGGCTACGTAACGTCCTCGGACAGTACGTCCAGTTCCAGAAGAACGGGTCGACGCTGAACGGTGAGGCGGGACAGTACGAGCAGTCCATCAAGGAGTTCGCCTACAACAACGGCGTCTCCCTGGATAAGCAGACCATCAAGAACCAGGCACAGCTCATCGTGCGTGGCATGGCGACCGAGCAGGACTTCCACTCCCAGATCGTCAACCAGGCAACCAGCATGTACCCCGGCTACACTGCCCAGCTCCAGGCTGGGCAGACCATGATGGACATCGCTTCACCGTACGTCCAGACCATGGCGGAGGATCTTGATCTTCCAGTCAGCTCGATCAAGCTCACTGATCCGATCATCAAGCGAGCGCTGAATGGAGTGGACGCTCAGGGCAAGCCTGTCGGAATGGATCAGGTCAGCTTCCAGAATCTACTCAGGAGCGACCCCCGATGGGGTCGCACCAAGGGTGCGCAGGATCAGGTGATGACAGCCGGACTCAGGGTTCTCCGTGACATGGGGATGGTATCTAACGGAGGACAGTAGTGGCAATCACATTCGAGCAGTTCTTCTCCGCCATCTCCGAACAGGAGTCTGGTGGTAGGTATGGCGCAGTGGGGCCGTCCGTTCAGGGCGGCCACCACGCCTACGGCAAGTACCAGGTCATGGACTACAACATCCCGTCCTGGACCAAGAAGTACTATGGCAAGAGCCTGACACCACAGCAGTACCTGAACAACCCGAAGGCGCAGGAGGCTGTGGCCCGAGGGGTGCTTCAGGGGTACTTCAACAAGTACGGCGCTAAGGGCGCCGCTGCCATGTGGTACTCGGGTCAGTCGAACCCAAACAAGACGTACGGTAACCCGCCTGTCTACCAGTACGTGAACAGCGTTATCAGTAAGGCAGGCAAGTACCCCGCTGGAGGTTCGTCCTCCAACTTCTCGACAGGGAGCACGGTCACGCCAAAGCTATCGAGCAGTGAGCTAGCGGAGCAGTATGGCTTTGCGTCCAGCTTCCTGAACTCCAACCCGGAGCTGAAGAAGCTGTTCCAGCAGGCCGTCTCTGGGTCTTGGTCGTCTGACAAGTTCCAGGCGAAGCTCCGCAACACCAAGTGGTGGAAGACGCACAGCAAGGACGAGCGAGAGTATCTGCTCAAGCTCAAGTCCGATCCAGCGACTGCCAAGCAGGAGCTGGCTCAGGCCAAGACGAAGATGCAGCAGCTCGCCAACCAGATGGGTATGGTGATGACTGCGTCCGCCAAGAAGAAGGTGGATCAGGCAGCCTACTACATGGTGGCCAAGGGCTGGGACGAGGGGCAGCTTCGCAACTACCTCGGCCAGTACGTCTACTTCTCTGGAGAGAACCTTCAGGGTGAGGGCGGCGAGACCATCAACGAGCTACGCGAGTACGCGTACTCGATGGGAATCAAGCTGGACGACAAGTTCTACACTGATGGTGCACGCCTCATCATCCGTGGCATGGCAACCATTCAGGACTACAAGTCGAAGATCCTGAACAAGGCGAAGGCAGCGTTCCCCCAGTGGAATGCCCAGCTTGAGGCTGGGCAGACCGTAGCGGATATCGCCTCTCCGTACATGCAGAGCATGGCCGAGATCCTTGAGCTACCTGTTGGCAGTGTGAACCTCTTCGATCCGACGATCAAGAAGGCTCTGAACTACACTAACAAGGGAACGCTCCAGAAGGAGGCGAAGCCACTGTGGCAGTTCGAGAACGAGCTGCGGGCAGATCCTCGCTGGAAGAAGACGAAGAACGCTCAGGACAGTCTGTTCCAGGTGGGTCACCAGGTGCTGGCTGACTTCGGATTCAAGTACTAGGAGGAACTGTGGCAGTACTGAATAGCTGGGCTGGCGCGGCTGGCAGCCTGGCTGCACTAGCTAGCACAGGGTCCGCCTCTAGCGAGGCGGCCCTCAAGGCTCAGCAGGCCAGGCTCAAGGTCATGCAGGCTCAGCTCAAGACCGCCAACGCCAAGCTGGCATCGCTCAACAAGATCAAGAAGCCAAGCGCCAAGGTCAAGCAGCAGATCGCAGCACAGAAGGCGCAGATCAAGGCGCTTGACGCCCGCGTCAAGGCGCAGACCAAGCTGGTCACCGACACGCAGAACAAGTACTACGAGTCCACCGGACAGTACGACAAGCTGCTGAGCGGAGAGAACAGGGACGCCTTCATGGCGCTGAACTCCCTGTTCAAGCAGTACGGTCTCGGCAGCCTGGCTGGCAAGATCTACGACTACGTGAAGAACGGATACGGTGCTGACACCATCAGCATCCTGCTACAGGACACGCCCGAGTACAAGAAGAGGTTCGCGGCCAACGAGGCGCGCATCAAGGCTGGCCTCAACGTCCTGTCTCCAGCAGAGTACATCTCCGTCGAGAACTCGTACCGTCAGATCATGCGACAGTCCGGACTGCCCGAGGGCTTCTACGACACGAACGATGACTTCACGAACTGGATCGCCGGGGACATGAGTCCCACGGAGCTACAGTCACGAGTCGATCTGGCGACGCAGGCAACTGCGCTCGCCAACCCTGCGTACAAGCAGGCCCTGAAGCAGATGGGTCTGAGCGATGGCGAGCTGACCGCCTACTTCCTTGACCAGAAGAAGGCCCTGCCGATCCTCCAGAAGAGCGCCGCTACTGCGGCGATCGGAGCTGAGGCACTTCAGCGTGGCATGGCATTCGATCAGCAGTATGCCGAGGAGCTTGCTACCACCGGCATCACTCGCGAGCAGGCTGGACAGGGATACGCCAAGATCGCAGACGAGTTCAGCGACCTCGGAACCCTGGCACAGATCTACGGTGGAGGCTGGACTCAGCGCATGGCCGAGGAGGACGTCTTCGTCGGAGGTACTGGCGCAAGCCAGCAGCGTGAGAACCTGATCAACAAGGAGCGAGCAAACTTCAGCGGAGCAGCGGGGAGTGCCCGTTCCGGACTTGCGCAGAAGGGTGGAGCAAGGTAAGTTAGAAGACGTGACCAGCCGTACCCTAGTACGGCTGACACGTTGACTGGATGTAGTGAAGTGGTATAACGCCTGCCTTGGGAGCAGGTGACGGAGGTTCGATTCCTCCCATCCGGACGAGAGCGAAGACCTGGGGTTCGATTCCCCAGCCACCGGATGAGAAGCCGGGGTAGCTCAGTGGCAGAGCGTCGCTCGTGACTTGCCTCATTGGTGTAGTGGTAACACGAGTGTCTTCCAAACATTCGTCCTCGGTTCGAATCCGGGATGGGGCTCTGCTCGATAGTGGAGAGGTTCCACGTCAGGCTCATAACCTGAAGACCTGGGTTCGAATCCCAGTCGAGCCATATGTCGCTGGTGTACTGGTAGCACAAGAGATTCCAAACCTCTTGGACAGGGTTCGATTCCTTGGCGGCGTGCTCAATACCTGTTGGTGTAACGGCAGCACAAGAGGCTCTGACCCTCTTGGTCCTAGTTCGAATCTAGGGCAGGTAGCTTTGGAGGGTAGCGGGGAGCGGTCCCCAAGCAGTCTAGAAAACTGTGCCAGTCGCAAGGCTGAGGGTTCGATTCCTTTACTTTCCGCTTGGAAGATGTGGCCGGTGGCGGCCACCTCCCCTGCTAAGGGAGTTCGGGGTAACGCCCGGTGGTTCGACTCCACCTTCTTCCGCTGGATGGGTGCTGGGACACAAGGGAGGCTGTAACCCTCTCGCTTCGGCTAGCTGAGTTCGATTCTCAGACGTCCAACCACGTGGTCCTGATCCTCTTGGTGAGGACGCCGCCTGCAAAGCGGCGGGATCGGTTCGAATCCGACTGGGCTTCTGGGGGCTGTTAAGGTGACACGCTAGTTTTGCAAACTGGCCCAGCAGGGTTCGATTCCCTGAGCTTCCACTCGGATGTAGTTCAATGGTTAGAACGCGGGTCTGATACACCCGTAACCACGGTTCAACTCCGTGCATCCGTACCACTTGCATATGTAGCTCAATGGTGGAGCATCCGGTTGTCAACCGGAAGGACGAGGGTTCGATCCCCTTCATGTGCGCAACGAGCGGGGGCACCTGCTCGGAGAGTGACAGAATCAAGGCTTCCCTACTTGGTAGGGGAAGCGTGATTGTGCACGTGGCGTTAGAGAACGCCACGGCCCAGAGCCAATCGGTGAGGGTCGTGGATGGAGGGAACCTTAGCGGGTAACCGAAGACGCGCTTAGCGGCAAACACGTGGCTCCTGAGTACTTCAATTGGCTGAATGACCAAGCTCAGGTTGAGGGTAGCGTCCCTCCTCTCACATACTCTCGTAGCCCAATCTGGTAGAGGCGACAGGTTTAGGCCCTGTGCGTTGGGGGTTCGAATCCCTCCGGGAGTACTCAACGGCTGCTAGCTGAGACAGATTAGCATGGGCCTGAAAACCCCAAGAGGTTGGTGCGATACCAACGCAGTCGGCTGTGACCATCGTTCAGTGGCAGGACTCGGGGTTGTGTCCCCCGTAGCGAGGGTTCGATTCCCTCTGGTCACCCCACCGCTGTCGTTCAACGGACAGGACACCAGGCTACGAACTTGGTGATGGGGGTTCGATTCCCTCCAGCGGTACAACGAGGCACCGGATCAGACGCGGCTTGACTGGCCGTACCGGGGACTAGTCATCCAGCCTCGCATATTCCAGTCGCACAATTGGGCGTGCAACGGGCTCTTAACCCGTGTGGATGTGGGTTCGAGTCCCACCTGGAATACTCATGCTCCGGTCGTCTACTGGTTGTGGATACTCTGTTCTCACCCGAGAGGTCAGGGTTCAATCCCCTGTCGGAGTACTGGCAGCGCTCAGTCGCTGCCCAATGCCTGTATAGCTCACCTGGCGAGAGCACCTGTCTAGTAAACAGGAGGGTAGGGTTCAAGTCCCTGATCAGGCTCTGTGACACGATGATCCTATCATCACGTCACTCTATGGCGTATGGCCAAGTGGTAAGGCAGTCGGCTGTTAACCGACAGAGCGCTGGTTCGATCCCAGCTACGCCAGCGTGTTGGACATCATCAGGCTTGTAGACGTTGATACGGATGGGTACCGTCAGGAAGACGGCAGCATACAGCTCATCTACTCGTGGTATTGCCATCTCCATCCCGAGGAGATAGGCAGCTTGTTCATGTTCCCAACCGAGGCCGACGCCGCTAGGGCGGCGGTCGACCACATCGTTCAGTGCCATGGTGAAGGACACGCTTCGGCCTCCTAAGCTGAACACCAGGGTTCGATTCCCTGCATGGCTACACCCGCGTCGTCCAATGGGAGGGCCGCTGTCTTACAAACAGCAGACGGGAGTTCGATTCTCTCCGTGGGTACCGGTACGACACCGCTGGCAGTCCGTACTGTACTGAGAAGACCAGCACACACCTGCACGAGCGAGGCCACGGCTCCCTAACCGTGGCTTTTGGCGTGCCAACTTTTAGGAGATTACGTGAGTAACTGGGGCATCGACGACGCAAACAGCGACCTGGGCGGAAACAACGACGGAACCGGCCCGAAGGCACTTCGTGACGCGTACGAGGCACAGAAGCAGAAGACCAAGGAGCTAGAGGACGCCCTGGCCAGTGTCCAGAACCAGCTTCGCCAGCAGGCAGTCTCTGCTACCCTCACCGAGCTAGGCATTCCCGCAACTGCCGCCGAGCAGTACAAGGGAGAGGCGGACCCGACTAAGGTCCGTGAGTGGGCGACTCAGATGCAGTCGCTATTCGGCGGTGGACAGGCTGCAACGCCTGGCAGCACCCCAACTACAACCGACCAGACTCAGGCTCCAGCGCAGACGCTGGACCCGAGCGTCGCTCAGCAGCTTCAGCAGATGCAGGAGGCGGGCCAGCAGGGCACGCCACTCGGCAACTTCGAGGCGGCAATGGGCAAGGTCGGTGACGCTAACGATCTCGCGGGACTTCTGTCTGCTTGGCAGACTATCAACTAAGTCCCCTGCCTCCTAGGAGGATGGTGTGGCTAACGCCTTCACCGGTACTGCGGCGATGGCAAACCTCGTCCAGACCACTTACGACCGTGCGCTTGAGTTCGCTCTGCGTGCGCAGCCTATGTTCCGTAACGTCGCTGACAAGCGTCCGGTACAGCAGGCAATGCCCGGTTCTTCCGTAGTCTTCGAGATCTACCAGGACCTGGCGCAGGCGATCACCCCGCTCAACGAGCTGGTTGACCCTGACGCGGTTGCCGCAGGCAACCCGACTACTGTGTCCGTAACTCTCAACGAGTACGGTAACTCGATCCTCGTCTCCAACAAGCTGGACCTGTTCAGCTTCACTGACGTGACCGCTGGTCTCGTCAACCAGGTGGCGTGGAACCTGGTCGACTCGATCGACCTTGTCGTTCAGAACGTCCTCGCAGCAGGCACTCAGGTCATCCGTCAGAACGGTGACCCGGCGACTGTCGCTCCGACGTACAACGGCGGAACTACCAACGGCGTCCAGCCTACTTCCATCTACAGCTCCAAGGCTGCGCGTCTCGCGGTTGCCAAGCTACGTAGCCAGAAGGTGCACCCCAACAAGGGCAGCTTCTACACCACGTACCTGCACCCCGAGGTGTCGCACGACCTTCGTGCCGAGACTGGAAACGCTGCATGGCGTGACCCGCACAACTACTCTGCGGCCGGAAACATCTGGGCTGGAGAGATCGGCGAGTACGAGGGTTCGGTCTTCATCGAGACTCCTCGTGCCAACAACGCGCTGAACGCTGGAACCACGCCAACGCGTGTCTTCCAGACCTACACCGTAGGACAGCAGGCGCTGGCCGAGGCAGTGGCGGAGGAGTTCCACACTGTTCGCGGTCCGGTCGTTGACAAGCTGACCCGTTTCCAGCCTCTCGGCTGGTACGGCGTTGCCGGATGGTCTCTGTACCGTCCGGAGGCTCTGATCCGTACCGAGACCACTTCGAGCATCCACGCGACTACGTAAGTCGTTGAGAGAGGGGAGCCTTCGGGCTCCCCTCTTTCTTTGTATGGAGGGCAAATGGCTGAGTGGATCTTCACGACTCCGACAGTCGAGGAAGCACCCTTCGCATGGAACCCTCTCATGGAGCGGTTCCGCATGGCGAGGGGAATCTCGATCGTCGAGGTCGCACCTTGCGTATACCGCGAGGTTCGCTACGACGCATACACCAATGAGATCGGCGCAGTCAACCTGCCGCCGAACCCGAACGCAGGCTATCCAGACTTCTGGCCAGCGCCGCAGGAGGGGCTGCACTACTTCCGTGGAGGCTACGAGCACATCGTGGACGACGCGGTCAAGGCTTGTCTACTGGGCTCCGGTCTGGTGACTGAGGACAACTTCTCCCCTTACGGTCCACCTGGCGGCTTCGGCTCCGGAGGATTCGGCGAGGGGCTTTTCGGAGGCTAAGGTGGCTTACACGCCAATCCCCAAGGGAACGACCGACTGGGACGTTCCCGTCAACAACGCGTTCACTAGCCAGGACGCTCGCATCACCGCCCTGGAGGGCGACATCGGCGGTGCCACCTTCTACTTCCTGGTGGCTGCGGCTACCGCCCCCGACTCCGTCAAGGCGAAGGCTGACTACATCGCTGACGGACTGAACGATCAGGTTGCCATCCAGGCAGCAGTGGACGCCGCCTTTGGGCTAGGTGGTGGGATCGTTCAGCTCTCCGCTGGAGTGTTCAACATGACTGCTCCACTGACCCTCCACCCTCTCGTCACACTCCAGGGTGTGCACGGTGACCAGATCTTCAACCCGAATCAGCTCGTGTCCACCAGCTACCTCGCACCAAGTGCGAGCTTCATTGGTGGTGCAGCTATCGTCATGCTCGGGCAGACTGCCGGTGGCTACGCAGACAAGCCAGCAGAGCAGAGGATCAGGCACCTCACCATCAAGGGTGACAACTCTGCCGCCAACGTTCACGGC